TGCTTATCAGCGAAATCTTCTTAAACAGAGTCTTCTATGGTATTTAATTAATTAACATTTATAAAGGAGATTAATACTATGGCTAAAAAGTCTGAACAATTAGGGTTGAATGAAGACCCTAGCGTCATTGCCCTTGAGTTCTATAATAAGACTGAAGGCGGTGCAAAGATATCCGATGGTTATAAAATCGGAGCTGGTGCTGAACCAGGCACTGACGCTAATCACGTACAAGCTGGTCTTGTCGACGGCACGTACGTGAAGTTTCTAAATGACTACAAATCAGGTAATGGTTGTGTAGCAGTTGTCAAACGTGCAACGGGTAAATCTGGTAACAGATATCGCTCGATGTAGTCATTGAGAAACAGGAGTAGGTTGAAATGATATATACCTACTTCGCCTTTTTAGGTTGGGGAGATTGCCAGGAAGACTGGAGCGTTTTTTAAATAAAGGAATTAATTATGAAAAGAATAGTATGTTGTGTCTGTAATGTAGACCTATCAGATAGGGATGACCTAGAAAATAGAATGTGTTACAGCTGTGTTGTCGGAGATCCGATGGAATTAGATAATCATCTTATAAATTTAGGTGGAATAGATATAATGTTGAGAAAGGATGTGCAATGAAAGTACAAGAAATAGATACTGCAGAATATGATGCTATTAAAGATAAAGCTGTTGATATGTCACAAGACCAACTGTTAGATGAGTTTGCTCATTTGACAATTCGTGAGAATGAATTAGAAGGTCAAGTTAAACAGTTAAACTCAACTGTGGATTACCTACAAAAGATAAATGATATGCAAGTGAAAAAAATATCGTTTATTCTTGGGATGGTACCTGATGAGTTAAGAGATAGGATAGAAGTTGCCTATCGTAATAGAGCTACCTAGTGTAGTTCTTTAATTAAAATCTAAAGCTTTCGCTTCCAGCGGAAAGCTTTTAAACATATTCTTATATGGTTTATAATTGCAATATGAACCAGCACTGGCTGAATAAACGTGTGGATTAGTTAGCGTTAAGGCACTTGGACTTGAGCAATGTACAAATGTATGAGCAGAGAGTGGTAGGTACGAGTAGAATAGAAAATTTCTATAATTCCTCGAAAGTTACAGGTAACAGAATATTCCTGTGTGCAACTTATTAAAGTATGAGAGTAATCTCGTGCTTTAATTTTTTACAGCAAAGTATCTGGAGCTGTATAAATATGATAGATACGGGTAGCTACCAGCTTGAGTGGTAGTTGGTTTGACTGTCGCCAAAGGAGATTCTAAATATATAAATAGGGGAGCGGCACGGAGACGAGCAGAAATCAAGATGCGTTTGTAGTTGGCATACGTCGACAAGTAACTGATGATGTAATCGATTCCTACCCCAGATGTATTTAGAATACAGACAG